TCTAAATGTCTTTTGCTGATCTTAAGAAGCAATCCAAACTGGGTTCTTTGACACAAAAACTGGTCAAGGAAGTCGAAAAAATGAATAATGCAGGTAGTTCAGGAGATGAACGTCTGTGGAAACTAGAATGTGATAAAGGCGGCAATGGTTATGCCGTTATTCGTTTCCTCCCTGCTCCTGAAGGTGAAGACCTTCCGTTCCAGAAACTGTACTCCCATGCCTTCCAAGGTCCTGGTGGATGGTATATTGAGAACTCTCTGACGACTCTGAGTCAGAAAGACCCAATGTCAGAATACAACACGATGCTGTGGAACAACGGCACTGATTCTGGTAAAGAGCAAGCACGTAAGCAGAAACGTAAACTGACTTATGTCGCAAACATCTATGTCGTAAAAGATCCTACCAATCCTTCTAACGAAGGTCAGGTAATGCTTTATAAATTCGGTAAGAAAATCTTTGATAAGATTACTGCCGCAATGCAACCTGAGTTTGAGGACGAGGAAGCAATCGATCCATTTGACTTCTGGCAGGGTGCTAACTTCAAACTGAAGGCAAAGAATGTTGCCGGTTATCGTAACTATGATTCTTCAGAGTTTGCCCGTCAGGATGCACTTCTGGAAGATGATGAAGCAATGGAAGCAATCTGGAAGAAAGAGTATTCTCTCGAAGATTTTGTTGCTCCCGATCAATTCAAGTCTTATGATGAACTGAAGAAGCGTCTTGATTATGTTCTTGGTATCAAAGGAACGACTAAGTTCCAAGACCAAGAATCCGTTCAGGAAGAAGAAGAGTTCCGTCAACAGAATCGTGCAGAATCAGCACCTTCAGTTCCTCAGTCAATGAAAGAAGAACTGACTGACCTTTCTTCTACTAAGACTGATGACGATGATGATACTCTCTCATACTTTGCCGCACTCGCAGCAGATTGAGTTAGTATGAGGTTGTGACTTTGGTATTCTCAGTTCTAATCAGTGATTCGTTCACATACTCTGAGGATATTCCATAAGTCATAATCTCTCTCATATCATTTAAAAATTGTTGCAAATATTCTCGTTTCAGTAAAAAGATCGAGGATTTTTTATTGTTTTTAATTGTTTCATATTCCCAGTTTGATACTCCTCTTCTTACTGAAATACCAGATACAGAAACTTTAACACCATTATCACTATAATTTAAAGTAAAATCTTCATTGACATCTTTACCTGCCGGAAGAATTAATCTACCATTCGAATCTTTGACTTCTTTAGTTTCATAATAATTAATATCAGATAAGTTCTCTACACTATACTTATTTTCTGCATACTTATATAATTGGTAATTAGATAAAGGCCATTCATCTCTTACATTAATAATACCGGCAGTCATTAAGACTACCCAATCTAAATCTGCCTTACCATAAAACTCTTCGGCAACTGTATCAGGTCTAGCACCTTCTACGATTTCATACTTATTGAAGAGTGTAAAAACATTTTGTAAGTCATCACGTAACTTATTTCTTCTGAATAAGTTTTTGACTTTTAGGTAATCTTGTGATGAAATTGCATCAGATAAAAATGACTGATATTCTAAATCTGGTAGTTCTCTGAAATAACCCATTTTAGTATCCTACTCCTATTGTACCACTTTCGTTATCATAATCTTCTGCATAAACTGGACTTAGTTCTTGGAATGATAATTGCATCACCATATGAACCGGTGTTTTAGATTCGTCATCATATGTCATATAAGTTCCTGAACCTGTATAATTGACCTGAACATTTGTAAGTGCCGCAACAATAAAACTATTTAAGAATTTGTGATTATTGCTTCCGGTTTTGTATTTTAATCGAAATACATTTGGAGACTGGAGAAATATACCAGTTGCACCAGTTCCTTTTTCAATTGTTGTGGACGGTGACATACTTATTTTTAAAGTTCTAATAATATTTTTCACCATTTCTGCTTCATCACCATTTCTTGGAGCAAGATTAAAGGAAAAATTAAAACTTCTTAATTTTACACCATTAAATAATAGTTCTGTATTTGGATTTAAGATTTGACCTGTTGATCTTGCTAAAACTCCTTCAAAACTAGTGTTTCCTCCTAAAATATTTACTGCCTTCGAAGCAAAAAATGCATTAGATAGTTGCTGTGCTTCACCACTTTGTACAAGACTTCCAGCATCACTGAATAGTTGAGTCAACGCATCAATTCCTCCTTTAAAAAGGTTCTTAGAATTCATCACATCACTTGCAAGTCCAAGACCATATGCTGCAAATGGATTTATACTATCTTCACCCCAACCCGTAGAATTTGTTGATGAAATATTTTGTGGTATTGGTAAAAGTATTGATCCTAATACGTCTTCTTTTTTATAATTTCCTTTAGATGTTTTTAATGATTTAATCGTATTATTTCTTTTTTGTGTAAGGTCAAGACCTAATGGTCTATACTGTAAAACATCTATTTGCAAATAATCTGTGTTTTTATGTATTTCTTTATTCGGATATCTAAGTTGCTTAAATTTAGATGATTTTCTTATTTCTTGTTCGTTGACTGTATGTCTGGTAGGTTGAGTAGCAGGTAATGGTGCCATCTATCTATCTTTCTTTTTACAACTATTTAGAACGAACTTTAGCAAAACCGAGTTCTATCACATCAGACATCTCTTCTGGATAGATTTCGTATAGTCCACCAATGATTTGATTGTAATCATATTGCCTTCTACTATTCTGCGTATTCCAGTGGAAATTAATTCCACGAAACCCCCAAGAGAATACTTCTGTAACACCTACAAGAGGGTGTTGGTCATACTGCATTCCTGGTGTCTTGGCATTATAAAAGAAGGTATAATATTTTCCACTAGAAGGAACTTTACCACCTTCGGATAAAACACTGATTAATTCAGTCATAATATCATCAGCAGTTTCTATACCAATTAAATTATCAACAACACCACGCACACGATTATCATTATCTTCTGTTGGATTTCTTCTTTGTTGGAGTGTCTTTCTTGGCATTACTTAATACCGAGTTCGTTTTCTGTAAGGACCTTAAACTCATAACCATGATCTAAACACCATTCTTTGGCGGCATTCCATTTTGCCTGATTTTTAGCATACTCAACGACTTCATAGATATAACCTTTCGTCTTTCTTTGTTTGACTTTAGGTTCGATACACTGTTTAAATGGTTTGATTTCAATAATCATTTTTTTAATCATACCATTTGATTCTTTGACCTTAATATAAAAGTCTGGAAAGTATCTGTGGTATCTGTTATCAATGGGTGAACGATAGGGAACAATAACTTCTTCACTTCCCCATTCTAAAATATTCTGGTTATTATCACAGTAAATCATAAATTTGCGTTCCCAAAGAGAACGATAAACGATGTTATTGGGATCACCCTTATATTTTTTAGGATAAGATGGTTTATATTTTCCCTTATATGACATCTAAATAACTAATAATAAAGACCATATGGGATATTTAGTGTGGCAGTAAAACCTATAGTAAAATTCATTAGAAACTCTAGAGGTGGAGATGGTAATGTAGATCCTCAACGTTTATTTGGAAATTTAGCACAGACTAATCACTATCAAGTAGATTTTTCATCTCTTACAACTTTTGGTGGTCAAGGACTTTTGGGGTATATAGAGGATAAGTTTGGAGTTAATTTAGATTTTATTTCTCGTAATTCTGGTCTTCTTTGTTCTGAGGCATCATTACCAGGAACTAGTCTTGCGACGGCAGAAGTAAAAGACAACTTTATGGGAATATCGCAAGAATTTGCCCATACGAGATTATACACTGACTTTGATTTTACTTTTTATGTCGATAGTGATTATAATAATTTGAGATTTTTTGAGGGATGGATTGATTTTATTTCAAGTGGTAGTGAAATTGGTGATGGAGCACTTCCCTCACAATCTAATTACTATCGTAGAATGAGATATCCCGATAGTTATAAGTGTCAGACAATATCAATTACTAAATTTGAAAAGAATTTTGGACCTAGAATGACATATTCATTCATGAATGCATTTCCAAAATTAATCAGTGCAGTTCCTGTTTCTTATGGTGGTGCCGACGTATTAAAAGTGAGTGTAAGTTTTAATTATGATCGATATGTTATAGGTAATAATGGATTTTCTAAAGGATTTCAAGGTTCTTTTGCTGATCCTAAACAACAATCTTCGGAATTGCAACAAGTAAAACTTAATACACTTAAATCTGTAACTCCTCCAACAGCAACACAAACATCAACAACACAAACATCAACAACACCTACACCACCGGCAATATCTGAAGATGTTCAGGCAGGATTGAAGGCAGCAAAAACAGAAAGCAGCAAAACAGGATATGTCGATCCAAATGCAGGAAAAGGGAAGGCAATCAACGTGAAGAAAGAAAAAACTTTTTTAGAAAATTTTGGAGATACTATTAATACTGTCACTGGTCAAAAGTTATATAACAGCCTTTTAAAATAAAAAAAAAAATAACCCCTCTAAATAAAAATAACTGAATTATATTAATTACTATGCCTTTACCCAAGATTAATACTCCAACGTATGAGATGACGTTGCCTTCCACAGGAAAGAAGATTAAATATAGACCTTTCCTTGTGAGAGAAGAAAAGATTTTAATTCTGGCAATGGAATCTGAAAATATGAAAGATATTACCAATTCCATTATACAAATTCTTTCTGATTGTATTCTTACTGAAAATGTAAAAATCGAATCTCTTGCTACTTTTGATATTGAATATTTGTTTCTAAATGTAAGAGCAAGATCCGTTGGAGAAACTGTTGATGTGAATATTACTTGTCCTGATGATGGTGAGACACAGGTAGAAATGTCGATTGATATTGATTCAATTAAGATTCAGAAGACTAGAGGTCATAAGAATATTATTAAACTAGATGATGAACTCTCAATGAAACTTCGTTATCCTTCATTGGATCAATTTGTTGAGAATAATTTTGAGACCGGAGAAGTTGTAAGTGAAGTTGGACAATCACTTGCAATGATTTCATCTTGTATTGAGATGATTTACAATCAAGAAGAAAGTTGGGAAGCATCCGAATATTCGAAAAAAGAACTTGATGAGTTCCTTGAACAAATGAACACAAAACAATTTAAACAAATTGAGAAGTTCTTTACTACAATGCCAAAACTTTCTCATAAAATTGCAGTAAAAAATCCAGAAACTGGTGTAGAGTCTGAAGTTGTTTTGGAAGGATTAGCAAGTTTTTTCAGTTAGGTATGGCTCATACAAATCTTGAGTCATACTACAAGATAAATTTTGCCTTGATGCAGCATCATAAATATTCATTAACAGAACTAGAAAATATGATTCCGTGGGAGAGAGAAGTTTATCTTGCTCTACTTCAACAATATATTGAAGAAGAAAACCTAAAGGCACAACAGCAAAGTGGAATCTAACTTAAGTATAAAGACAACAAATACTCCAAAGTTGAATGTGGAGACTGTCTCATCAGCAGTCTTTGGGAAAGAAGATAGTGCTGGAGGTGGTTCTGGAGAATCTCTCAAAAATATTCATAAGACACTAAGTAAATTATCTGGTCATGTAAGAAAAGCTGTAATTCGTATCGGAGCATTAGAAAAAAGAGTAGATAATCAAGAAGAAAAGACGGCAAAAATTGTAAATAGTATAAAACAGCAAACTGGTAATAGTAGTAATAAAGATGACTTAACTAAAAGTCTTATAGAAACAAATAAGATTCTTGTTAAAATTCAAAAAGAACTTATGAGAAGTTCTGCATTGAGATCGCAAGGGGGAAGAGGTGAAACTGATAGAGAAAAAAGAAGTGCATCTAAAGCAAAACTCAATAAAGAAGAGAGTCAATTAGAACAATCATCTAGAAGAATACAAAAATCTGTAAGTGAAAAGTCAAATGAAACTTTAGCACCGGTCAAAGGAATCTTTGGTCGTATTATGGACTTTATTGGAACTCTTGCACTCGGAATTGCCGCAAATGCAATATTTGAATGGTTGAAGAATCCGGAAAACATGGAGAAGGTGAAGGGGTGGTTTAGTTGGATTAAAGAAAATTGGGGTTGGGCAGCTGCCGCAGTCGGAGCAATTGCATTATTTCCTTTGATTGGAGCTATCGGTGGATTGATAGGATCATTAGGATTAATGATGCCACTATTTGCTGTGGCAGTTCCATTCCTTGCAAAAGCATTATTGATTGCCGGTGCGGCAGTTCTTGCATGGAAAGGATTGGAAGCAGGTTTTAAAGCAGCAAGAAATCAATTGACTGGTGGCACACAATTTAGTGCCGCACATGATATTCTTGACAAAAAATTAAAAGATGCCGGACTTGATAAAGATGGAAAGAAAAGAAGTAAAGGTGCTTCTTGGGATTTCTTAGGGTGGGCAGGAACAAGAAAAGAAGAAACAATGACAATGGAGGAGAAAGCAATTTCTCAAGAAGTTTTATCAAAGAGAAAAGAACTCAATACTATGAGAGATGATATGAGAGGAGAAATCCGTAATAAACATCGTAGTATGGATAATGACTCTGGATTGAGTGGAATGTCTAGTAATGAAGATGTTGGCAAACATAATCAAACTAAATCAGAAGCAGAAAAAGAAATTAGAACGAAATATTCAGGAAAAATTTCAGAAATTGTTCCAATAGATTTTAAGACTGATACAACTAAAGTTGAAGCAAGAGCAAAGGGTGGTAATATAAAAGCAGGAACACCTTATCTTGTAGGTGAAGAAGGCCCAGAACTTAGAGTATTTGCTAGTGGTGGAAGTATTGTTAGTAATCCAAAAACGAAAGAAATAATGCAGAAAAGATATAACAATATAACTTCCAGAAAAAGAGGTCGTGGAGGAGTAAATATAACAACTCTTCCAACAATTGCAAATCAATTGCCACCACCAGAAATGCCAAATATGGGTGTTGGAGAGGGAGCAACTGAAGTTCCTGAAATTTCTAGTGTCAATATGTCAAATCCTTATCGTCAATTAACTCCAATGCTATATGGAATAACCGTTTAGTATTATGGCAGTATCTTTAATAGCAGGATTAGTAAGAACGGCAGGATCCCAAGTTGCAAAGAAGGGAGTTAAAAGAATTGCCGTAAAAAAAGCAAAATCTCTTATTAAGGATAAAGATAAAGTATCTAATAAAAAAACTGATAAATTATCAAAAAAATCAGAACTTATTTCATCAGAAGAAAATAAAATTGGACAACGTTCTTCAATATCTAAAGGGGGAGGTGAAGCAATATTGAGTTCTACTGGAACTTCAGGAAAACTTACAATTAAAGAAGCACCAGATTCAAAATCTCAATCTGAACAACTTAAAATTAATGTAACTAATATTCATAAGTTTCTTGTAAAATCTAATAATCAATATACAAAAACTGAATCTCAGAATAAAAAATTAAGAAAAAGACAAGAAAGTAAAAGAAAACTTGGTCGAGAAGAAAAAACATTAGAAAAAAGAACTTCTCCCATTGGTAAGAGTGCAAAAAATATAAAAAATGTTATTGCCTCTAGTGGTAGTATTTTTGATAAACTTTTTGAATTTATTGGACTTATAGTAGCAGGAATTATAGTCAATGCACTTCCTGCAATTATATCCAAAGTAAGAGAAATTATTGATAATATTGTAAACTTCTTAACTCCAATTCAAAGTGGATTTAATTTAATAATGGGATTTTTTACCGGTGAAATAGATGAAAATAAATTTGATGCCGATAAAAAAAGACTTGATGATAGTTTAGAAAATATGAATCGTGAGGATGGAATAATTGATACAATTGCAAAGAAAGTAGGTCCTTTCGGTGGTCTTGTTAAACTTCTGAAACCGGCAATTAATTCCATGCGTAATGCAATTGGTGGTAAAAAAAAGGTTCTTGCGAGAAAAGATGGTAAGGAAGGTGTATTAGATACAGAAACAGATATATTTACTGAAAGACAATTTACTTCTAAAGAAAGGAGAAGATTGGATAATCAAGAAGGAGGTGGTGGAGGAGGTGAACCTCCTGTAAATACACCCAATAATACTACTACTACTAAATTAAAACCAGGACATTATTATTTTCCTCTTCCAAAAGGACGATTTGCTGGAGCATCTGCACAATATTATGGAGCAGGAAGAGATTATGGTGGTCATGCAGGAATTGATTTGACAGAAAAACCTCCATTTGGTTCAAAACCAAACATTGATGTTGTTGCACTGGCAGGTGGAACGGTCATAGGTGATAAGTATCTTGCCGGAAAAGAATATATGTCTGGAATGATGGTAAAAGGAAATGATGGGTATGATCAGAGATATCTTCATATGACTCCCATGTTATCAATTGGAGATTCTGTAAAAGCAGGTCAAAAAATTGGTGAGTTGGTTGATTTAGGGTTGGTCCCAGGATATAAAACTAATGATACTCACTTACACTTTGAAGTATATAATAGAGGTAAAACAGGTCATTTAAGTCCTCATAAAATTTATCCGAGATTTTTTAAAGATCCAAATACTGCTGATAGATCTTTTGATAATAGAGCAAATGCGAGTGGAGGTAATAGGATTGTACCAGTTAAAAGAAATGAGAACATTGATAAAATATCTAATTCTGGAATGTCGGAAAATACTTCTACATATTATTATATTCAACCGGTTGATACTGTTCAATATCAAGTTGTTCCATTTCCAGTTCCAATGAAAAAAAATTTAAATACTTCTACTGAACAATCTGAATTAAATCCAATATGGACGAAGTAAATGGATAAAAATTTAGACCAAATTAAAAAAGTAAAACTTAATCTCTCTAATATTCACAGTATTCTTGTTAGAGATAATAAGAATCAGAAAAAAATAATTTCAAAAAAAGAAAAAACATCTATTAGACAAATAAGTAAGAAAAAGTTAAAAAATGAAGAACAAAAGTTAGAATCTCCAATAAAATCTTCACTGAATAAAGTCAAAGAATCAACAGGATCTTCATCTGGATCATCTGGTGGTAGTATTTTTGATAAAATATTAGAATTTGGTGGATTGCTCTTAACTGGCATAATAGTCAATGCACTTCCTGCTATTATAGAGAAAGTGAAAGAAATCATTGATAATATTACAAACTTCTTAAAACCAGTTCAAAGTGGTTTCACTTTAATTAAGGCATTTTTTACCGGTGAATTTAATGATAGTAAACTTGATGCTGATAAGAAAAAATTTGATGATGGTTTAAATGATATAACTGGAAAGGATGGATTTATTGACAAAATTGCAGAAAAAATGGGTCCTTTTGGTGGGCTCATTAAAATGTTAAAACCTGCTATCAATTCTGTTCGAGGTGCAATTGGTGGTGAAAAAATAGTCTATGCTAAAAAGGATGGTAAGGAAGGAGTATTAAATAGAGAAACTGGAATATTTACTGAAAAGCAATTTGTTTCTACAAAGAAGGAAAAAAAAGTAGAGTATTATGGTCCCGGATTTGGCCCTAATGGAGAAACTAAAGCTCAAATTAATGATACACAAGAATCTATTGAAGATGCCGTAGTAGTTCCAGATGATGATCATTCTGTAAACACTCCTAAAAGTGGAGGGAGAACTAATACTGGATTTGTCCCTGGCACAAATCCCAAAACAATATATTTTCATTGGAGTGGTGGCATAGGTTATAATGGTCAACCGGCACCATATCATTCCTATGTGGATGGTGCAGGAAAGATGCATTATAATAGTCCCTATACCGTAGATAAAAATGAGCACACATGGAAAAGAAATACTAATTCAGTTGCAATTGCCGCAAATGCAATGGGGCATGTGGGTCAAAAAAAGGCTTATATTGAAGCAAAAGGTTGGGCACAAACTCCATTAAAAAATATTCAAGTCAATTCAATGACTCTTGAAGCAGCAAAATTAGCACTTGCATGGGGTTGGAAAGAGAATGATATTAATATCAAAAACATAATGACTCATGCAGAAGCTGCTGCAAATAGAGATGGACGTTCACCGACAGTGAACTATGGTCCTGAAGGAGAACCGGAAAGAAGATGGGACTTATGGTATCTTAAGCAGGGTGGTAAAAAGTGGAGTGGTGGAGATGACATGCGAAATATGATTAAAAAACACCTGAAAAATTTGAATGCACAAAATAATAAAAGTGATGCTTCAGGTGGACCTCATGACACAATACAACGAAATCCTTATAAACCTAAAATAGACGAAAGAAAAATGGCAGCAATTAATCAACCAATGTATGAAGATTTAGATGATGAAGAAGAAATGATAAATGTTTATGTACAACCAATAAATACTGTGAGAACACAATATAGTTATCAACCAATACCGGTATAATTTTTCTGAGGAGTATAAGCATAAAAATAAATGGCAAACCCATCATCTGCAGCAAAGTATCAACTATTCACAATAACTAAGAATAATAAAACATTTCCACTTCAGTCTAAGGTTGTGAGATTTGATTATTATGAAAGTTTATTGTCTCCAAATATTACTGCCACTATGATATTCGTGGATAGTGGTTTAGTTGAGAAAGGTGATGAACTAGTAAAGTATGATAAAGAGTACGATAAACAAGAGAGACCAGGAACATTATATAATGCACTTCCAATTGTTGGTGATGGATCCGAAGAAATTAAATTTAAAGTATCATCGGCACTTGGAACTTTAGACTTTTCAACAACTCCATTATATGTAAATGGTGCATCCAATCCAGACCAAAGTTCGACTCGTGAGTCTGTCATTCTAAATCTTGTTTCTAAATCTGCAATTACAAATCAAGAAACCTTTGTGAAGAAAAATTATTCGAAGTCAACCAATAACACACAATCAGTTAGATCGATTGCAAAAAATATCTTAAAAATTGATAAACTTATTGCAGATGAAACTTCAAATAAGTATCCATTTATTGGTAATAATACATCACCATTTGATGTAATTTGCAAGATAGCATCAAAATCTGCACCAGAAAATGGAAATCCTGGATTTTTCTTTTACGAAACTCGTAATGGGCATAACTTTAGAGCAATTGACGATTTAATATCTCAAACACCTGCCGCAATCTATTTTCGTAATGATGTTAATAGAAGTAGTGTGAGTGATATTTCAAATGATTTTAAGATTTTATCTTTTAGTATTATTAAAAATCAAAATCTCATTAATGCATTAAAATCCGGTGTGTATTCAAATCTTAGGTGTGTATTTAATCCCAAAACTTTCGCATTAGAAGAAAAAAAATTTAATATAGGACCTTTAAAAAAATCACTAGGCAAAAATGAAGCACCGACACCACAAGATAAAAAGCATACTAGAACACTATTCAGTATAAAAGATGTTGGTTGTCTTTCTTCAGAATCTAAAGAAAGTGATGAAGGTGATGTGAACAGTTATCAAGGTTCTGTTCAAATGAGATATAATTTATTGTTTACGCAGATGATAAAAATGCAAGTTCCTTGCAATCCAAATCTTAAGGCAGGTGATATTGTTAAGTGTAATTTAGAAATTATTACTCCGGGAGAAAAGGAGCAAGGTTCAGTTGATCCTGTAGAGAGTGGTAATTATATGATTTTAGATTTATGTCACCATTATGACCCCGAAAGATCATTTACCGCAATGACTCTTGTTCGTGATACATACGGTTTATATACAGGTGAAAACTAGAAATGGCAAATAATACTGGATACGGTTTTGGTGGTAAATGGTTTTTGGGACAAGTTCCTCCTGAAAGTAACCAACACTATGGAGTTGACTTTGCTGATCAGCATGGAGATAGAGTAAAAGTTAGAATACCCGGAATGCATCCGATGGCAAGTAACGATGATGCATATGAACTTCTCGATGAGGATCTTCCTTGGGCAATTGTTGCAAAACCAACAACACATGGAAATCGTAACTATCAAAGTTCGGGAATTTGGGGTGGAGAATGGGTAATTGGATTTTTTATGGATGAAGATTGTCAGATTCCGGTGATTACACAAGTGTTATCGAATCATGACCCAGGTAAAATTAAAAAATCGACGAATGGAACAACATTAGGACAATCTGTAAGCAGGTATACTCGTGGAAATGTTGCATCTAATTTTCAAATCAAATCTCCAAGTGTTACTGGATCGATGAAGACAAACTTTGATTTAGATAAAAACTTTTTTGATGGTGCCAAAAAGTGAATAAATATCAGGATAAGGAGGTAAAATTGTAAATGGCATATACTGAAGAAGAACTTTTTATAAGAACAGTTGCGGCAGAATCTAGAGGTGAAGATTTAATAGGACAGGCTCTTGTTGCTAGAAGTATATTAAATCGTGCTGGACTTATACAAAGTGGTACTGTTGGAAAGGGGACCTTTCTAGCAAATGATGCCAGTATAACCGGAGTCATTTATGGAAAAAATCAATATCAAGTTGTTCGTGATGGATCAATTAATGATAATTTTTCGCAGGTAGAACTTGATAATGCCAAAAAAGCAATTTCTATTGCTAGAAATCGAGAACAGCTTAAAAATGAATTGAATGCACGAAACATACCTGTTATTGCGGCGTCATCAACCGGTTTTAGAACTGGTTCATCATCTAATGATCCATCTCAAAATATAAACGTAACTAAATTTGGAAATCATTATTTTAATACTGCTGGAAATAGTAATTTACAGATACCCAATGCAACTGTAAAAATAACAGAAAGTCCAGGATCAACTCAATCTTCTGCACCTGTTGAAACAGCAAAAGATCCAGCAACACAAGTAACTACCACAAGTGATAAACCAATACCAGTTCCTGATGGAGAATTGAATTTTGATAATCCATATTTTCAACTTGATAATGAACGACTTGATGTAGAAATAGAAGCAAATAGAAAACAGATTGCTGAATTAAATGAAAAATCTTCCGATCTTTGGACGGATGAAGAGAAAGAAAAATATAAAATGTTATCTGCCGAAACAGATGCATTATTTGCAGCAAAATTTGGTAACGATTTGCAAGAACAGGCAGATGCTGAAGGGTGCGTGGCAAGAGAAAGTCCGCTAGGAATGACTTTTAAAGATACTCCTGCATGTGAAAAGATTTTTAATAGTGTTTCATTCAGAGATGCAATCACAAGAATGCAGACAGTAAGAGATTTGCCAGATCCTTGTGGGACATCAGAGATGTCTAAAATCAATACACAACTACAAAAGTTTTTCACAGTCCTAAAAGGAATCAAAAAATATGCCGATTTATATGTAAACGGAACTATTAATAAGATACAAAATCTTACGGCACTTATTAGAAGCACATCTCAAATTATTGGTGCAGTTCTCAAAACTCTTGTTAATCGACTACGAGATTTCTTAATTGATAAAATTAGAACAGGTATTGAAGATCTTATTGATATGATTCTTCCTACAGTATTGAAAGCAATTAAGAGTACTATTGTTCAAACTGTAATAGACAATATTTTCTGTGCATTTAAAGATGTTATTTCCAATCTTGCAAATCTTGTTGGGGACTTCTTATTTGAAATGATTGGAAAAATTGTTAACGTTCCTTTCTGTGCCGCACAACAATTTACTAATGCACTTGTAAATAATGTTGCAGCAATCGTTGATAAATCAGTTGGTCCAATCTTAGATCAGATTAATGATGTTCTTGGTGGAGTTACAAAAATTATTGGTAATGTATTCCAGGCACTTGACTATATTTTAGGATTTGAAGCATTCTTATGTGCAAAACCAAATTGTCCTGAGATTAAAAAATTTAAGGCAAGTCCTTGGGGTGGACCATCTCAATCTGAGATTGATAAGTTTTCTGGTTTTCTGGCACCCCCATCCGCAGGAGATCTAATTAAAGGAGCGACAGATTTTATTGATGGAATTGAAATCTTTGGAAAACCTCTTGGAGATTCGGCAGGAACTGTTCCGTCAGACATCACTAAATGTGATCCAAGTGCTTATAAATGTGGACCACCACAGGTTGAAATATTTGGTGGTGGAGGAATAGGTGCAGCTGCAGAAGTTGTTGTAGATAATATTGGAAGAACAATCGGAGTGAGTGTTATAAATGGTGGATCTGGATATACAAGACCTCCATTTGTATCTTTTGTTGATAGTTGTGAAGATACATTTACTAGTGGATATGCAACAATTAGTGAATCTGGTGGAACTAGTGGTGGAGGAGATGGAACTAGTGGTGGAGGAGATGGAACTAGTGGTGGAGGAGATGGAACTAGTGGAACTGAAGGACAAGTTACTGAGATAATACTTACAACAAGACCAGTTGCACCACCAAGAGACGGTAGAACTGAATTTGATCCACCATCAGATATTGGTAATCCGAGTGGAAATGATTTTGTTGTCTGTTTAGAGGGATTTAGAATTTTAGATACTGGTGTAGGATATACTACAAATGATAATATTATAATTACTCCAGATATTCCTGGACTTACAGCAGCAGTTCAAATGACTGAGTTTGGGCAAATTGTTAGTATCCAAATCGGAACAAATGCATGTGGTCTTCCGGGGTATCCAGATATTGAAATAAATAGTTTAACAGGTGAAGGAGCTATTATTGAACCAATACTATCATTCACTCGTGTTTCAGACTTTGATGAGTCTGCGGATGATGTCCAACTATCACTAGATGGACCAATTGATACATTAAGAGGAAGAAGCGTGTTAGTAGAAAGAGGATTTACAAGAAAAGATCTTGTTCGTGTTGTTGATTGTGTGAGTTAAATGAAAAAACCAATAATCCCAGAAGTTATTATTTCAGATAACCCATATGGCACCGTTATTATGGGTCCGGTTGGTGAGCAAGATAAAGTTGGTGAAGACATCGACACCAATAAAATTGAGATGCTGAAAAGTGGATATTGTCAGATACATAGTCTCAATGGAAGTAATACGCAAATTGTTCCTGGTTGTTCTCATGAAATTCTAGGAACTAATCTTGCTCAGGGAAGAAATGAAGACGAAAAAGAGAATGTTGCCAAGTCAATTGTATGTGAAAATGGTGATATTGTATTAGATGCCGAGAACGGAAATATCAAACTCATTGCAAAAAATATATACATTGAAACTGTTGGTGATAAGAGTGACGGATCAATTCTAATTAAGGCAAATGATCACATTACTATGAGAGCAGATGAACAACTCAATCTTGCCGGTGGTAAGGTCTGTGTAACATCTGCCGATAGTATAACTCTAAATGCAAAGGGTTATTTGAGGTTATTATATGCCGATGTTATTCAGGGTTCACCACTTGCAGGAATACTAGGCACATTTATTCCTGGACCAGTTGCTAAATTAATTACAGATATTGCGGAGACTTGTAAATAATGGCTTTTCAAACTTTAGATAGTGGAACTGTAGATGTAATCCATCCTATATTAGGAAGTGCATTAAATATACCAAAAGGTTTTTGGGAACCGGGATCAATTGCGGCACATAAAGGACACTTTGGACAAGGTGCATTAGCAGTTCCTTTTAGTGCTGCACTTGTAGCAGGACCATCATTAACATCACCATTAAGTTTCAATTCTATTGGTCTTGATGTTCATACTGGTGTATGGAATACATTGGGAACAGATATAAGACTTGGAACTGATGTTTCAATTGGACCATTGACTGTTGATTATAGTGCTATTTTTTCCGAATTAAATGGTCTCAAATCTTCGGTTACTCCAGATTGGGGAGCTACAGCACCTATTATTAAGAGTAATGGAGCAAGCATTTTTCAAAATAGTCCATTTGGAAATCTAAATGGATTTTGGATGTATAATGGTTCATTTGTTTCAACTGGACCACATACATCCGATATAAGACTTAAGAAAAATATAGAACCATTGACAAATGGTCTGGATAAGATTATGAAGTTGAATCCAGTGACCTTTGACTGGGATGAAGAAATTGTCCCAGATCTTGCCGGAAAATATCCACATATGGTTGGATTGATTGCACAAGAAGTTGAGGAAGTTGTGCCAGAAGTCGTTTATAAAACGATGGTAAATAGTGTCAAAGATGGAAAAGAAAAGGGACGAATTTATAAAAGAGTTCTTTATGAAAACTTAGTTGCTCATTTGATTGATGGAATGAAAGAACAACAAAAACAAATTGAAGAATTGAAACAACGAGTATCTGAATTGGAGAATTGAAGATGGATGAATCATTAAGGAATAGGACAATAGATGTTTTTCAAAGAGAACAAAAACAACTAGATGATGCATTTGAACCATCATCCGATGTGAAGGCACCAGAAAATTATGAAAAAATTACCGTTGTACAAAATGGTGATGGAAGTTATTCTAAAAATATTGAAGAAGTAGAATCTAATTTTTACGATGATAGTGTTGTAGGGAAAGTTGAAAATCAAATAAAAGAAGATGCTGAAACACTTCAAGCATTCTGCAAAGAATTTGATAATCAAATAATTACTCTTAATGCACAAATTAATACAAAGAAACAAGAAATAGTAACTTTATCTACAGAAGCAATTGCTAGAAATTGTTGGCCAGGTATTGCATATTCAACAATTACTACCTCAGGAACCAGTAGACAAACTGGACTAGGATTATCGGTAACTCAAAATTTTGGCAATGATTATAGCATGTTCGAAGATCGAGATGCGCTTGAGATCTATAAAAAAATGGCAGGTCCAGATGTAGATTATGGTGCCGAAAATCCATTTGATCCAACCAGTATTGTAACTTTAACTTCTGCCAACTCTGGATTTGGACACGAAAATAACAAAGATAATGGAAGACTGAATGCCGGAGATGCTGCCACAGAAGTGGAAGCAACTGATTATAATGTTGGAGGGGGAGGAGATGGCAGTAAAGAATATCTTACAAATTTTGAATCTTCTACTAACTTAGGAACAGTTAGGAGTGATGTATCAACAGTATTGGTAAATCATACAACATTAAGAAACGTGGGTGCATTTCGTGCATATGGTGGTGTCGGTGTTGCACCAGAAGCAACTAATACATCACTGACGGGAACTGATGGTGGAAATAGATGTATTGCAATCAGAACAGAAATTGATACTTTGATATCCGACGTTCAAACTCTCCGAACTCAAAGAGATGCTGCTGTTAATAGAGCAAATCTCAATAAGGTAAAAGAAAAGAAGATGGAAAAAGAGTTGCAAAACTGGGGATCAAATAATGTTAAATCAAAACAAACTCAAAGAAAAACCTCAAATGCAGACGTAATTTCTGCCGTAGACGCAATGATTTAACCACTTCCCCGACTGGCACAGTTGACACTGACACTCAAATGCATTATAATAACAAGGTAAGCAACCAAGACACCATGCAAGACGAGTTTCTCACACGTTGTGTTGTAGACCCTACCAAACGCACAATCTACATCTATTCCAGTGAAGGAGACACCAAAGAAATTGTTTGTGATACTGTGGACCAGTTCATGAATGTTCTTGAGGTCATCCGTAATACTTGTCCAGAAGATGCTTTAGCATATGCAGAACCACTGGAGGTGTAAATGGAGATTTTTACCCTGAAAGAATGGGAAGACAATTTTGACGAACTCATAGGAAGAGTCGAAAAAGGTGAAACCATAGGTATTGTAAGAGAAGATGGTAAGGCAGCAGTGATGATGCCTGCCGATGATGAACTGATACGAATACACATTGAGAACAATAACGAAGCTCAGTAGTTCATCATC